ATGGCGATCAGCGACACTAAGCTACGTTCTATCTATGGTAAACCATATTCCGGCCCATCTGAAATTACTGATTCTGATGGCTTGGGCATTCGCATCACACCAAGGGGCGTGATTAGCTTCCAGTTTCGTTTTCGATGGGATGGAAAACAACACCGTCTTGGTTTGGGTCGTTACCCGGCAATTACTTTGCGTGATGCGCGTAACATAGTCGCAGATTTAAGAGAGTCAGTCGACAAGGGTATCGATCCGCGGCTGATGGACAGTATCAATAAGTCAAAGAAAAAACCAACGGTAAGAGACTGTCTGGATTACTGGGAGGAAAACTACGTTGATAAGGCATTGAGGGAAAAAACAAAAGCTCTCTATAGGTCTACTGTCATAAAACATATGAGTAATGCTTTTGCCGGTATGCCTGTTGAAGAAATACCCGTTCGTTTATGGGTTGAGCGCTTCACTGAAGAGGAAAGAATAAACCCGCGCCGCGCTCGTCAGTTGCTGGTACAACTTAGGTCAGCGATTGGCTGGTGTACGCGGCGACAATTTATAAGCACAACCGAATTGATGTTGTTACAACCCAAAGATGTTGGCGTCAAATCTTCGGTTGGTGAAGTGACACTCAGCTATAACCAGTTAGCTAAGATATGGCTGGCTATTGAACGCAGCAGGGCTTCAACATCAAACAGATTATTTCACCAGTTGCTTATGTTGTATGGTGCCAGAAATAGCGAGCTTCGTCTGGCCATTAAAGATGAGTTTGACCGGGAAGAGGGGATATGGACCGTCCCGGCAGAAAAGAGCAAAACTAACAGAATTATCAGGCGACCAATATTCGATGCGGCGGATGAATTGCTTAAGAAAGCTGAAATGACCTACGGCAATGTCCTTTTTCCTGGGCCGGATCTGAAAAAGTCTATGACCATTGCTGGTGCAAACAGATTCCTCGGAAGGGTTGAAGCGTCGCTTGGAATCGGAGAATTTTCAGCACACGATTTCAGGCGAACTCTTGCGACAAGGCTATCAGAGGAAGGCGTTGCCCCGCATGTTATTGAGAAAATGCTGGGGCATGAGCTGGGCGGCGTACTTTCTGTCTATAACAAGCATGAATGGATTGCCGAACAGAAAATCGCCTATGAGCTTTACGCCGAAAAGATATTCTGGCACATCAAGAAGATTTCTGGTTAATTCCCCCATTCAGTATCCAAGCCTCCACCTCAGATTTTAGGTATTGCTTGGGGTGGGTGCGGATCGGCTTTGGGAAATTGTATTGCCTGGTGTACTTCCAGATAGTCATCCGCGACGATATTCTGGCCATTCTCATAACCTCTTTCTCGTCAACCATATCAATATTGCTCATATCCACCTCACAGACTGGCTGCATAGACAGCACCAGCGATCATCGCAGCAGAATAAAGAGTGCTGACAGTTCGGCGTAGAATGTTCCCCCACTGCATACCGCCAGGCACGACAGGGTTCTCAATTTTGTTGCTCATTGTTTTCTCCAGTGGCCCCGCAACAGGCCATCGCTAATATTCATTTTGCCTGTGCCGGCAGATTTCTAAGTTTCCGAACGCCGATCATTGCGGTGGCTACGTAGCTGGTGGCCCGGTTAACTACTTCGACAGGAACCTTTACGCCATCCACTACAACTGTGTAATTGGTAACGTGCTTTTGTCTGCCGTAATCGCCGAACTTCTCATGATGCGCTGCCAGTGCAACATCACATGCGCGACGGCCCAATGGCGATTGCTTACTGCGATTTATAAGGCGCATAAAACCTCCTCAGGCGGGAGGGCGTAACCCCTCCCGATGCAATTAGCCGATGTATTCCGGTTTCATATCGTCCAGGGTGACGCGGTACTTATCGTGCAGTTCGTCGCCAAGATGACGTTTAGCAGCGCCAAGCGTGCTTTCAGCTTTAGCAAACATCTCTGCGGCTTCCGGTTCGCCAGGGTTTGGAATTGAGTTGATCACTGCCTCGACTTTGTTCTGTGCATCGACCTGGTAATAGCGCTTCACTGCTTTGTTTTTTAATTCGGTGAACAGCGCAGTACCCAGCAACGCTTTCTGTGATTCGATATCCGCACGGATTGCTTTTGCCTGATCAACGGAACTTGCTGTATCAATGCGTTCGCGAAGATCGTCGGCAACAGCATCAACGTTAGCTGCCGACTCCTGCGCGCTGGTCCTGGTGCTAACCTCGCTGGTGATTTCCTGTACGCTCATGCGCTGGACTGGAGCAGGGTTAATCTCGCGTTCTTCTCGTTGCTCAACCTCATCAGGGCTGTACACGCCGAGGATCACTTCCGGGCAGTACAGGCGAGCCCAATATTTAACGCCCAGATAGGCAATTTGCTGTTTAGGGTTTGAAACCCATAGCGGAGAATTGCGGGTAACAACGCCGGAGAGGTAAAGAGGTTCTCCCCAGGTGATTTCAGATTCACCTCGCAGAATGGCACCAACCTGAACGAACAGGCCGATCTCGTCCTCATCCGTCCAGCCACGAACGCGCTCAGTGACGGTGTACTTCCCATTTTTACCGTTTTTATCGCGTGTGATTTCCTGTGTCCTGGTGCAGCGCTCCCAGTCACCCCCATAGCGGTAATGAAAACGGCCATGAATGGCACTGGAGCTTGCGATTACTGCGTTGACCAGTTGTGCCTCGTAACCAAGAACACCGTTAACCAGGTGTGTTTTCTGAGCCACAGCGTAAGGGTTCATGCCCCATTGCATAGCCTGCATGACGATAGCCATACAGTCGGCTGGTTTCCCTGCAAGGTGTGCCGGTACCGTCACCTGTGAGTCTGCCATCAGGTTAGCGAAAGCTGTTAACTGACCCAGTGCCTGAACGTTAAAAATTGCGTTACTGGCAGAAATGGTGTTTGGTGCCTGCTGCTCAGTGGTAACAATATTTGTGTTTTCCATGATTTTCCCCTTATGCCTGTACGCGCAACGCTTCAAGGCGGCGCACATCAAAATCGTTCAGTTCGTCGGTGTAGTCTTCTGTGATAGGCGCTGGCCATTCACCAGTGTCGAAGCCGTTTGCTATCGCTCGCATTGTTTTGCGGTATTCCAGCATGCCAAGTTCCAGCAACTCGGTAGACGCCTCAATGATGGCGACCCAGTGGTAGTTCTCGTCTTTGTTGACGAAAATCCAGAAAAACTGGTCCAGCGCCGCAGTTTCGCAGTACATGGCCGCGCTCAGGTGATAGTCCCGATCGATGATTTCCCGGTGCAACTTCGCACGCAGGCCTTCCTGCTTGATGTTCCACATGCTGATAGTTTTCAGGTCGGCGCCAATGCGCAGGCCGCCCATATCGAGCTCAAGGTCAGGGCGTACCCGAACTTCCAACCCGGTTTCCTCATCAATCCCAAAATAGCTAACCTCGACAGCGCGGCTTGGGTGAGTCAGCAATTTGCCGGCGGTCGGGTGCTCCAGCAGGGCTTTCTGAATGTTCAGAGCGGTGCTGAGCTGTTGGCGGGTGACCAGCACTTTCCCTTCGGTGTTCTCCCGCCACGCATCCAGCAATTCGTCGGCGAATACCGCTGCCGGGTTGACTGATTTCACGGCCTGAATCAGATCGGCCTTCGTGCCAGAGACTTTCAACGGCGACGATTTTTGCGCTTCCTGAGCGACCAGGTCAGGGTTGATTATTGCCAGTTGCTCCAGCAGCGCGTCACGGCTGCAGCTGGTTTTAACCGGCGCGGGCAGGGTGGCGTTGTACTCTTTGATGCAGGCTTTCATCGCCGTGGCTGTATGTTTGGTGCCGTTTTCAATGCGCTGGAATTCTTCGGGAAGCTGCTCATACGATGCATAGGTTTCATCTACCGAAGCTCCAAGCGGCATCTGCGACGGCAGGGTGGCGTTGTACTCTTCCAGCAGCGCTTTGATATCGTCAGCACTCAGCAGCGCTGGCAGGCTGGCGTTGTGCGCGTCGATGAACTCGCGCAGGGTGGCGGTGGTGGTGAAAGCACCCTCAGGGATCTCCGGCTCTACGCTGAACTCCGCTTCGAGGTTTTCCGGCTGTAGAGCCAGAGCATGTACCAGGTTGCCCATATCAAGCACTGGAGAGCGCTCTTTGACGATAGTCTTCTCTACGTGACGCGCGTTAAAGTACATCAGCGACACGCGAGCATCTTTCACCTGAGTTGAGCTGATCCCGTTGGCGGCGTGGTAAACCTCGTTTGGTACACCTTCATAGCGGCCCGGCTCGAAGTATTCCGGCCAGGCTGCTTCTGGCTCTTCTTGTTGCGATTCCGGTACGTTTTGTTGCGCCTCAGGTTCAGATTGGCTCACAGAATCGTTGTTCTGGTGCGTCTCAGCCTGATTCTGGTTCTCTACGGTAACTGCTTCTTTACCAGTACCCAGATCGCCTTCGCCTGCCTGCACCGCATCACCAGCCTGTTTTTCATCACTGTCAGCTTTTTGAACCTGCACATTGCTGGTGGTCTCCGGATTCGTTTCTGTGCCATGAGTTGATGAGTTCTGCATTAAAGCGGACACGTCGAAAATACCGTTGCCAACATTTTTAACCAGTTCAGGTTCGGTGGTCGGCTGGCTTGTCCCGGTTTTCACCCATTTTGGGTCGTTCGGGTCGCTGATGCCCTCGACGTATTCACCGCGTGCGGCGGCAAGCTGTCGGTTGGCTTCTTCTACCGCGTCTTTTTCCGGAGTGTGTCGGGCAGCCGTGAGAGCTTCCTCGGTGGGGTTCTCGTGATCAGTCTCCGTTAAGTAGGCGTTGATATACCCCTGAAGGCGTCCGGGGTAGTGATAAAACTCAGGGTGTGCGCTTCGGATCAGCGCGAAAATAGCGGCGCGGGAATAATCCAGGATACCGGGCGTTGCGCGAAGTGCTGCGGACCATTCTTTGAACGGACTTTCCTTTTTCTTTACGATTTCTTTTGCGCGACGGTAAACGCTGCCAGGTAGCTCATAGATATTAAAGTCCATAGGCAAAGTGGCCATTGCAATCTCTACGTCCAGAGTATCGAGAGTGTGTTCGTAATCAGGGTTACGGTCAGTCTTATTGCCACCGCCAGCGTTGGCGCCGCTTTCAGTGCGCTGAATAGCCGATACACGGTTGCCTTTCGCCCACTCCTTAACGAGCAAACCGCGATCGATATGCTCCGTCTCGAACCATGTTTTAAGGAACTGGATAACAGTCGCCAGTTCAGGAGTTTTTCCATCGACAGGGAATACTTTTTTAACGGCATTCACTATTTTGTGAATGTCATGTTCAATGGCTTTCTTGAACGCTTCAACATTCTCGGCGGCAAGCAGCAGGTTCTGGACATATGAATTATCGGTGTCCATTTCGAGACGCAGAATTTCTTTTTTCTGGGAGGCGTCGACGTGATAAAGATACTCACCTTCACCTATGTACTGAGCAAGAACGCGGTGACGGAGAGGCATAGTTGCGACAACAGTCAGCTCGGGGGCTGGGGCTGTTGCCTGGGCAGGGCTGTTGCTTTCGTTACCAAAATTTTCGGTGTGGTCTTCCAGCACTTCGCCTGTTTCGGTATCAACACCGTCGACGATATGCTGGCGCGCCGCGGCGGCGGCTTCAGATGATGGCAGGGTGACGCCGGGGATTTGCGTCCAGGTCATATTGTCTTTAGCGAGTTGATAGGAATCGCAGAAAGTGAGGCTCAGTTCGCCTTCCGGCGGCAGCTCGTTAACGACAGGGAAATTAGTAGCGACAGCTTTGAAATAATCTTTCAACTTTGCGCCGGATTTAATCAGAAGATAATCCAGTGTTGCATTTGCCGCTTCAAAATCATCACTGCACCAGAGTACAGCGTCTTTCTGGCCTGATGATTTCTTTGCTTTGCGGACTAAAAATACAGGATTAGTTCCACTCATTGTTTTGTCCTCAATTCGTGTAGAATGGAGGTGCCTTAACAGCACCCCGATATATCTGGTTGTTAGGTCCGGTTCGCTTTGGTCGGTTGGACCGGACAGGGCACGCCCGCTTCGGTGGGCGTTTTCTTAATGGATGGTCTGATAAAATTTTTCTGAGTAATCAAGCTTGTAACTTCGGTAATTACCAAACCCTGCTTGTTCTCCATCACTTACCTTGACTGTGAGCAGCGAAATGGCTTCTACAGCACAATGAGGACAGTCGAACTTTCCGAGTACATATCCACCGTCGAGAATCACAGTAGTTTCGCCAGTTGAATTTGAGTGAATCACGCCTGAGACTTTCTTTTCGCAATTGAATAAAGCAATACTCTTATTAACTGCTTTCAGGTTCATTTCTATTTTTACGATTTCCATAATTTCTCCATGTTTAAATTCAGGGTGTAAGAAGCCACGCCAAATTAATGGCGCATTTTTCATTTAATATTTCGGAACTACTATTTAACTTTCGTGCGCCATCTGGTCGTATTCAGCGCACTGCCTGGAACAATATTCCTTTTCTTTGCGCGCCAGTTGCGAGCCTTTGCGATAGAGAAGGGGACTTTTTACTTCTTTGCCTTGCTCAATCGGCTTTCCACACAGGTGGTAAGCGCATGTATTTTGGTTATGCATCCGGATCTCCTTTCTGCGCCAGCAGGTAGCAGAGGCGGCGGATTAAAACCTCAATCCGGTTAAGCAGGACGGCCTGCTGTCGAGCTGGTTTACGTGCGAAATCAATCATCCTCACCCTCGTTTGCCTTATCGCCGGCCAGCGGAACGTTTATCACCTGCTGCGCGTTAACCTTGCCATCTCATCCCGGTCTTCGTATGCCCCGGGCGGCTACTTCGTGGGCGTCCTGCCTTGATGACTCGTTGCTGCGTTTGATAGGTTAAGTATTATCGATTCAATCGATACATGTCAATTAAATTTGATGATTAATTTTACAGGGAAGATTAAGAAAGCGAGATGTGGCTGAATTAAAGACATAAAAAAACCGCCAGTTCAGGCGGTTAGTAGTTTTAAAACTGGTTTAGCGAGAAGGAGGTTCGATTTTTCTGCGTCTTTGATATTCCGCCATGAAATCGTCCAGTTCTTGAAGTCTGGTGCCAGCCAGTTCAATAAAACGGTCTTGTTCAACAGTTGGTAGCTGATCAAATATTTCTAAGAGTCGCTTTTGTCGGTCATTGAGATCTGTAAGGCCACCTTGCGTTAGACGTTCAGGCACATCCGATTCCTCATCATCCTCCATGAAGAACCAATACAACGGCTTACCCGTGGCCTTAGGTAACAACTCTAAGATATCTTTTCGGGGAAGAATGCCGGACTGACACCAACCATTAACTGATTGAGAGGTAGCGCCGACTCTACGACCTAACTCAGATTGGGTGATCCCAGTCTCATTAAGCACTCTTTGTAAACGCTCTCCAAAGTTCATTTTTCGTTCTCGCACAATTACATGGTTTCATTATACAGATTTTTTCTGTAGTCATGGTTATCGAAATAATTTGACAGTATCGATTAAATTTGAATAATTGGTTGTATCTTCACTCAATGAGACCGACCAATGAAAGCAACTGTTCAACGCAAAATCCTTTCCGTGTGTAGCCAGGCTGAGTTGGGGCGTCGGCTTGGTCGCCGTGCTCAGACCGTTAACGGCTGGTTTAAAAACAAAGTTCCCGGCGAACTTGTAGTTCGAGTGGCAAGAGCTATTGATTGGAAAGTCACCCCACACGAACTGCGCCCTGATCTCTACCCAAACCCAACAGATGGATTACCAAGCCAAGAGGCACCAGTCAAATAACCATAGAGGATATTCAACCATGGAGAACGCAATAGCACGCAACTCCGAACTACCGAAACTAAAGCCAGTTGAGATGGAGAGATTAATTCTCAATCAACTTGCATCGGTTGGGCAGAAGCCGGTAGCTGACGCTATCGGAATTGATGAGTCAACCATCAGCCGCTGGAAAGGTAAAGGCGGTCATGTTGAACAGTTTTGTCGGTTTCTGGCGGAGCTGGGTATTCAGCTTGCTCCACCGGGAGCGGTACTTGTTCGCCGTGATTATCTTTTTTCGGTGGAAACATTAGCGGACATTGGGATGAAAGCAGTGCGTATGCAGCCTGAGCCGCTGGGGTGGGACTGAAAATGGCAACAACCAAAAAGGCGAAAGCCGCGGTGCTCGAACACCAACGGCTTTCTGGTGCAAAAACGGTAGGTCATTGCGGAGTTAAGTATGTCAAATACCGCTGAAATATACAAATTCCCCACGCGGCAGGGGATACAGGAGAGCAGCATGGCTGAACTGGAGAAAGGCTATTTACGCTTAGCCAACCAGATTCAGGATGCCCTGTGTATCGTCGAGCTATCCGGGCGCGAGTTCCGGGTACTGAATGCTATCGTTCGCCTGACCTATGGCTGGTCTAAGAAATCAGATCGTATTGCCAACAGCCTCATTGCAGACAAAACGACGCTAAAGGTGAAACACGTATCTGAAGCCGTGCTTAGCCTTGCCTACAGGAACATCATTACCCTACGCCGAATTGGGCAAACCAGATACATAGGGATTAACACCAGCCTGGATAAGTGGGCGTATACCAAGCCAAATTGTACTAAGTGCCCGACGGCTTTCCCGCCTGCTGAAGTTGTTACATGGGTTATTACCATCCCTGAATTCAGGGACAGCAGTTTTAGCCATTCAACCATCCCTGAAAACGGGGATAACCATCCCCAAAAACAGGGAGAGGTATCCCTGAAAACAGGGAACACCAAAGACATTCTTCCAAATACAAATATAAATACAGATCTAACCCCCTCTAATCCCCCAAGGGGGAAGGTGAAGTTTGACCCACTGACAATTCCCGTTCCTGAGTGGCTTGATTCTGTATCCTGGGGGGAATGGGTTGCCTATCGCCAGCAGTCTGGCAAAGCCATCAAAACCGAGCTGACGGTCACCAAAGCGTTCAAATTGCTGAAGGCATGTCTGGACGAAGGGCATAACCCGGTTGATGTGATTAACACCAGTATCGCCAACGGGTACCAGGGACTATTCAAACCGAAGTTTGCTCTCAACGACCGCAGAGCTGGCAGAGATGTGAACCGCATTTCTGAGCCAGACAAAACCATTCCTACCGGATTCAGGGGGTAACGATGAAAAACGTAATCGGTACTGGCAGTGCGCTTGATCGCCTGAAAAGAATTATCCCAGCCAGTGTGCAGCCGAAATTCTCAACTGCTGATGAGTGGCGGGCATGGCAGGAAGCAGAAGGGCGTAAACGCAGTGAAGAGCTTGACAGGTTGAACCAGAAATCCCGCACCGAGAAGATTTTCGGGCGATCTGGCATTCAGGATCTCCATCGTAGTTGTACGTTTGCCAACTACGAAGTAAGCGGGGAGGGGCAGCGAAAAGCGTACACGATGGCAAAAAGTTATGCCCAGAACTTCGGCAGCGGATTTGCGAGCTTTGTGTTCAGCGGTGGTCCGGGAACCGGGAAAAACCATCTTGCGGCGGCAATCGGAAATCATCTGCTGGCCGGCGGTCATAGCGTTCTGGTGGTAACCATTCCTGACCTGATGCTCAGGGTTCGCGAGTGCTACGACGGTGGGCAATCAGAAGCGTCCCTGCTTGATGACCTTTGCAAAGTTGACCTGCTGGTACTGGATGAAGTCGGTATTCAGCGCGGGAGCAGTGGTGAGAAGGTCATTCTCAATCAGGTTATCGATCGCCGTCTCTCATCGATGCGACCTGTTGGCGTTCTGACAAATCTTAACCACGAGGGGCTGTTGGATTCACTGGGCGCGAGGGTTATCGATCGCCTCCAGATGGACGGAGGGATGTGGGTGAATTTTGACTGGGGAAGCTACCGGAAAAACGTTAGCCACCTCCGGATCGTGAAATAAGGGGTTAAAAATGGCCCGACCAAAAACACACAGAGAGCGGATGATTATTCTTGAGCGGATTATCGGTCTGGTGAAAGAGCAGGGGCGCATCACGACGAACGACGTCGTTGCGATTTTCGGCGTGCACCGAACCACGGCGGAGAAATATCTGCAGATCGCGTTAGTGCGCGGAGGTTTCATCCGCCACGGGCGGTGCGGCGTTTTTCGTGACCAGCGGGCAGTAATTGATTATGACCTGAAGCGTTATAGCTGCAACAAGACAACCGGATTTTCAGCGCTACCGGCACTGGAGAAAAGCCCGGTAATGCAGGTTTATGGAGCATCCAAAATGAGCATCAACAAGGGGGGAGCCCAATGAGCAACTTCAAAGGTCCGCTTATCAGCAGTCAGCGCTACCTCGACAAGGCAAAGGTAAACGACAGAGCGGCAAGATTTAAGCGTTTTATCGTATCTGTTTACCCGATAGTTCTGCGTGGGCAGCAATACACCATCCTGATGGATGGCCACCACAACTACGCGGCGGCAAAACTGGCTGGCATAGAACCTGATTACCGACCAGTCACCAAAAAGGTGCAGCGTATTCTCGGTGAGATGTCATGGCGCGAGCGCGAGGCATTCTTCATCAACAACGTTACAGACAGCAACTACTACTTTGTTGAAACAGGCGAAGTGGTTCATGAGTTGGTTATGCCTGACACGTCCTGCAAATTCCAGGCGCACGCAGGTAACCAATGGATTTTTGGGGGTACAGCATGACAATCGACAAACAGGCGCTGCGTATTAGTGAGCTTGAAGAACTCAACGAGCTGCTGCGTGAGAAGGTCAAAAAACTTGAGTCTGACCTGTGGGACAAAGAACAGTTACGCCATGTTTACAGCGAAAAATCCTTTGATCTCCAATGCAAGGTTCGTGAACTGGAGGCGCGGGCTGTCAACTTACCAAAACGCAGCGTTGGTGAGGTCATGCACCTGAGCGGATTCAGCCGGGATTACGCCGAGGGTTGGTGTGCTGGTAATGACAATGCGATACACGAAATACGCGCCGCTGGCATCAAGGTTAAGGAGTCGTGATGATTCACTATCATGGCGGACCTATTACCCCTGATACGTGTGCTATGAAGGCATGGAAAGGACGCCATGCGTTTATCAGTTTCGCGCATTCCGGACAAATTAACCTCGCGGCTGAATACTGCCAGTCATTCGCGCTGGACAACGGCGCATTCACTGCATGGAAAGCAGCCGGTAAAAACAAAATCGACTGGAGCGATTATTACGAATTTGTGGCGCGCTGGAAAAATCACCCTGGATTCGATTTTGCCATCATCCCGGACGTCATCGACGGCGGCGAGGATGAGAACGAAGCTCTTCTGGATGAATGGCCGCACGGGGAATTTTTTGGTGTCCCAGTATGGCATATGAACGAGAGTGACGAGCGGTTTATCAGGTTGTGTAACGAATATCCGCGTGTAGCGATAGGAAGTTGTGGAGACTATGACGTTAAGCGCCCAAACCTTGCTGTTGCCAGAATGAAAGACCTGATTCGCCACATTATTGACGTTCATGGAATGCCGGTCACGAAGTTGCATGGATTGAGGATGTTGAACCCGCTAATTTTCACAAAGCTACCATTAGCCAGCGCGGACAGCACGAACGTCGCCCGTAACATCGGAATAGACAAAGCATGGTCTGGTGCTTACGCGCCAGCTTCAAAGGAAACCCGCGCCGCATTAATGGTTGAGCGCATTGAATCGTATAACAGCCCCGGTTCTCTCGCGTATTGCGAAAAGCGTGACCGGTTCAATATGCAACTGCAATTGGCAGTTTAAGGACTAACCCATGACCACTATTACCAAAGAACGCCTGCTCAAAATTCAGCATTGGCGCGAAACATATGGAGCTGGTAGCAACGTTATGCTGCCGGCAGAAGAGGCGGAGGAGCTGGCGCGTATCGCGCTGGCAGCGCTCGAAGCGGAGCCTGTAGCGTCATGCATTATTGAAGATGGGGGCATGTGTGTTGACGGGTTCGGTGAGTATGTAGGTCACTCGCTGCCTGATGGAACGCACCAGCTATACGCCGCCCCGCCAGCGCCAGAACGCGAACGTATTCGCCGTGAGCACGCCGAATGGTCTGATGCCACGTTCGGCAATGTCGGTCCCATCGGTCCGCTGAAACATCTCTCAAAAGAAGCGATGGAGGCAGCAGCGGACCCATCCGATCCGCTTGAGTGGGCTGATATGCAGTTTCTGCTGTGGGATGCTCAAAGGCGTATGGGTATTTCTGACGAATTCATTACGAGGGCGATGATTGAAAAGCTGGCGATAAATAAGGCGCGCCAGTGGCCGGAGCCGAAAGACGGTGAGCCACGACTGCATATCAAAGAGCAGCCGACGCCGGTAGTGCCGCCCGCCATTGAGCCAGATTACAAGGTCATAAAAAGTATTCTGCCCACGGCCAACCCTGATGAATATGCGTGCTGCATTGCTGCTGACATGTGGAACGCCTGTCGCTCCGCCATGCTCAACGGAGGTAAATCGTGAAACACCTACATGCCGGTCCTGTGATCGGCACTAGTGCAAAATCAAAAAATACGAATCAGTGATTTGTAATCAACATTTCTTAGGTTTGTAGATATGCGAATAATAACCAGGAAGAAACCTGCGTTCACTGATCTGTACCAGACTGGTGTTCTGACGCGCATAGCCGCCGTTAAGACTGACACTGGCGGCTGGCGCCTGTTTGGAGTATGGCGCGATCAGGATGTTGCGGTGTTTGTAGAAGCGGCGCGTGGCGGTATTCGGGAATGGTCCGGCTTGAATTATCTTGCGGAGTTTGTGTTCAGTTGCGGCATTAGTCTCTGGGAGGTTCACAACAAGACGGATCGGAAAAATCCGGCATGAAGTGTTACGTGTTAACCCGCCTATTGCTGGGGATTTTCCAGCGCTACGGCGGGTTTTCTCGCCCAAAATCTGATATGAAACAACACACTAGCTTTGGCAAAAAGTGCTATTAACCCCTTGAATATTCTTTTTAATAGGTATACTGTGTTTATATACAGTGGTTAAATGTAGAGGGATTTATGAGAATTGAGCTTGTTATCAGCCGGACAAAACAGCTTCCGGAAGGTGCAGTTCCTGCACTGGAAAAAGAATTAATTACCCGTCTCCAGAATCAGTATGAAAACTGCAACTTAACTATCCGCCGCGGTAGTCAGGATGGATTGAGTATCGTCGGTGCTGCTGATGGCGATAAAAAACGTATACAGAGCATTCTGCAGGAAACGTGGGAAAGCGCTGACGACTGGTTTTATGCATATTAAGCATCGTGGAGTCGCAGACGTTTCCAGAAATAAAGTCAGTGTGACGGGGGGTTACATGTTAGAAGACTTACCAGAATCAGGGTATGCGGTTATACGTTGTTACGATCATTGTGTAGTGGCAAGGTTCGGTAGTATTCCGGATAGCGGACGCGCCCTGATGTATCGTCGTGGTGACGAGATATCTTTTGTTCCCCTTCACCCTGATGACATAGTTGGAACTCCAACATTATTTACGCAAATGTTAGAAAAGGCAGGCTATCGAATTACCCGTTGCTTTGATACACTTCAAATGTAGGCCTGAACAACCTGCACCTGCTGCGCCACGGAGAACACCATGGCGCACGAATTACAACTCATCAAGCAGTCATCTGGAATCCTGATCCCCGCGACGCCGGAGACCAGCGATATTCTGCAATCAAAAATTAAACTCGGCGCCGTGCTGGTGGCTGAGTTTCGTCAGGTGAGGAATCCTGCATTCCATCGCCGCTTTTTCGCGTTGCTTAATCTCGGGTTTGAATACTGGGAACCCACCGGCGGCGCCATTTCTGCCAACGAGCGCAAACTGGTAAACGGTTATGCAAAGTTTCTTGCTGCATATGGCGGGAATGAGGGCGCATTACTGGATGCGGCTGAACAGTATCTGGAACAGATTGCAAACCGCCGGGTAACAAACGGGATTAGCCTGTGTAAATCATTCGATGCCTACCGCGCATGGGTGACGGTTGAGGCTGGTCACTATGACGCCATCCAGCTACCTGATGGCACCCTCCGCAAACATCCCCGCAGCATCGCTTTTTCCAGTATGGATGAGGTCGAATTTCAGCAGTTGTATAAATCCGCGCTTGATGTTCTCTGGCGCTGGATTTTATCACGTACATTCCGTACTCAGCGCGAGGCCGAGAACGCCGCCGCCCAGCTAATGAGCTTTGCGGGGTGATGGCGATGAAATACTCCTGGTTCCATCATCACGACTGCACAACCGAGCAGGCCGATGAGCTGATGGCTCGGTATCGGGCGCGCGGTGTCAAAACTGAGCGTAGCCTCAATCCGGATTACACCACCTGGACAGTTAGCGCGTTTCTCCCTACCTCCAGCAAACCGGCCAGGCCGGATAACCGCTGGCGTAACCGGGTCTGGGGGTGAACATGGCTAAATTACCGCGCCGTAAGTGCAAAGTTTGCCGGGAATGGTTTCATCCTGCTTACAGCAACGTTGTCTGGTGTTGTCCTGAACATGGCGCTATCTATGCGCTGGAACTGCGTGCCAAAGCAAAGATTAAAGCCGCAGCCAGGGGTATCAGGGAGAAACACCAGGCGGATAAAGCCGAACGCCAGCGCCGCCAGGCTAAGCGGGAGTCGTTCAAAACTAAAGCTCAGTGGGATAAAGAGGCGCAGGCCGCCTTTAACCGTTACATCAGGATACGGGATGAAGGTAAACCCTGCATTAGCTGCGATGCGCCGCTGGTTGGTAAAAGCAATTTCCTGACCGGAAGCGCCATCGATGCAAGCCATTACCGCTCGCGCGGTGCCGCCTCACATCTCAAATTCAACGTATTCAACGTTCATTCGGCCTGCACGCGCTGCAACCGGCAGTTAAGCGGTAATGCGGTCGAATACCGAATCCGCCTCATCAGGCGTATAGGCCTCGAAAGGGTGGGGCGTCTTGAATCAGACAATGCGCCACGTCGTTTCGATATCCCGTACCTGAAACGCATCAAATCCATATTCACCCGCAAAGCCCGGGCGCTGGAGAAACGCCGCGCACGTCGACAGGATAATGCAGCATGAAACCAGAACTGATCGACATACTCCGCATGCGCTGGTTGCGTCTCCGAATTTATCGATACCGGGGATCTTTTCCGGTGGCATACCGCATTCTTCGTAATTACGTCCGCATTGAAGCAAAACGGGAGCATCGAAATGAAGCTTGAGTCCTTACCGAAATATTTTTCACCTAAATCCATGATGCCCGGCGCAGTACCATGCGGAATAGCGTCTGATACGCTGACTATTACTGACGTAATGGCATCCCTCGGGCTACTTACTGCAAAAGCCGCAGTGGGTATTGAATTGTATCTGGCAAAAGCCGGAGTTTTATCTTCTGAAAATATCATCGCCTACATCAGGCAATTAGCAGAGCAGCGTGCAGAACGGCATGGAGCATTACGGAAAATGGAAGAGAGTAAGCGCTCAAAATTTCTCGACACTATGGCGCGTTATGTATTTCGCGATTATTCCCTCAGTGCGGCCAGCCTGGTGACGTGCAGTAGCTGTCATGGTGCTAAATTAATTGATGCTGAGATTTTCACGAATAAGGTTACTTACCCGGATGGTAAGCCACCGAAATGGGTAAAAGATACGAAAGGTATTTCTCCGTCAGACTGGGAGGTGTGGAAATCAGTACGTGAACAGGTGCGCGTAGTGTGTAAGACGTGTGATGGCAAAGGCCATGTGAAAAATGAATGTCGTTGCCGGGGGCGCGGAGAAATTCTCGATAAGAAAAAATCTGAGTCGCAGGGCGTGCCGGTTTATAAAAAATGCCCAAGATGCAAGGGAAGAGGCTACCCACGTCTCAAAGATACCGAGATTTTTAAAGCACTAGGAGTAACGGAAATGGTATGGCGGTACAACTATAAACTGTTTTTCGATCGGCTGGTGGAGCATTGCCATATTGAGGAATCGTATGCAGAAAAGGTGCTGGGAAACGTGACTCGATGACCAAAATAATTTAGCTATTGCAAAATTAACGGAAAATGGCTAACCTGATTCCAACGATGGGTTATTATGCCTGTGACGTTACAAGAATTAAGAACCTCGCCTCGGCGGGGTTTTCTTTTATGGATTCCCGACGCCAATAAGACAAAGTGCGGGGAGTGATGCGGAGTCTACATGTTCCAGCCGACCGCAAAGCTCACACAGGCAGGACCACAATCTGATACCGCGATAGCTTTTGCTGATCGCGCCGGAGCGGTAACCGGCAACAATTCAAGCCTCGCCATCGTGCGGGGCTTTTCTGTTTGTGCCGTCCGGAATAATCCCTCTGAGTTTTGTCGTTAATCCACCGGGCGGCCTTCCTATATAACACTGCACCATCCGAGCTATCGGGGGTGAGGCTTATGAAAATGCACAACGATCCCCAATCCTGGCAGGGCTGGCTGGAGCTGTTCCAGAGCTGGTGGCGAGGAGATACGCCGCTGGGCGCTGTTCTGATGTCGTTATTTATGGCCGGTCTGCGTATTGCCTATTTTGGCGGTAGTGGTGGCTGGAAGAAAAAGACACTCGAAATTCTGCTTTGCGGCGCCCTGACGTTGACCTTCTCATCTGCGCTGGAATATTTCGGCTGGCCCAAGTCCCTGTCTGTTGCGATTGGTGGCGGCGTCGGCCTTATCGGTGTGGATGCGATCCGCGGCTTCGCAATGAAGTTTATCAGTGGTCGTATCGGTGGGGATAATAACAAGGTTTAATCATGAACGAGTCTCAATTTCAGCAGGCGGCTGGTATCAGCGCCGAACTGGCTGCGCGCTGGTATCCACATATTACGGCGGCAATGAGCGAATTCGGTATTACTGCTCCACTGGATCAGGCCATGTTCATTGCTCAGGCGGGACATGAAAGCTCTGGTTTTACAAGGCTGGTGGAGAGCTTCAACTACAGTATCGCCGGGCTGACCGGATTCATCCGCGCCGGGAGAATCACTCCAGATCAGGCCAATACTCTTGGGCGAAAAGCCTGTGAGAAGGCGCTTCCGCTCGAGCGACAGCGTGCAATAGCTAATCTGGTATACAGCAAGCGAATGGGTAACAACGGGCCTGGCGACGGCTGGAATTACCGCGGACGTGGACTTATCCAGATCACAGGTCTGAACAATTACCGTGATTGCGGTAACGGGCTCAAAACTGAGCTCGTCGCCCATCCGGATCTACTGGCACAGGATACGTATGCTGCCCGTAGTGCAGCGTGGTTCTTCGCCACTAAAGGGGGGCTGAAATACTCCGGCGACATGGTACGCGTTACGCAGATAATTAACGGAGGGCAGAACGGTATTGGTGATCGGCGGGAGCGCTTTGAAAAAGCAAAATCGGTGCTCGTATGATAGTACTGCTGAAATTGCTTAAAAAATTCTGGAAGCCATTAGCAGAAATACTGCTGGTGGCTTTTTTGTTATGCGCGGCAGCGTACTGGTGTTATTCACGCGGGTATCAGAAGGCAGATACATCCTGGAAATTCCAGTGGGCGCAACGAGACCTTACTGATGCGACCGCTGCATTGCAGCGTGAAGTAACCGAAAGAGCGAAAGAGCAGCGTCGCCAGCACGCCGCAGATGAAGAACGGAAAAGAGCTGATGAAGAACTGGCAAAAATACAGGCCGATGCTGATGCTGCTGAGCGTGCTCGCGGTGGGCTGCAACAGCAGCTCGCAGCAGTACAACGGCAACTTGCAGGAAGTGAAACCGGCAGGCTTTCCGCTCTTGCCGCAGCAAGCCAGGCAAAAGCCGAGACCGGAATACTGCTCGCCCAGTTGCTTGGCGAAGCTGACGATCTGGCGGGAAAGTTCGCAAAAGAGGCTGATGAGCGTTATGTCGCCGGAAGCACATGCGAACGCACCTACGACAAAGTAATGGGGAACAGTAATGGAAATTAAGTTGATTAAATACTGGAAGGTTGAATTATTTGAGGAACCAAAGGTTACTGCTTCTGTAATCAATGGAATTCTCCCCATTGAAGAAAGGATCCCATTTTTAACAGGGTACTCAAAAACCCAGTTCGACCTGCGAAAAGCTGTGATTAATGGGGAAGAGTTTATCACCCTGTGTTGTGATCCTGGTTCACTTCAAACACGTTCCGTTCGCATCAGCCGAATCCATGAATTTAAATGTACGCCGGTTTATGAGAACGACGACGCTTTTCAGGAAGCAGCTAAACCGCTGATCAAATGGCTGGCTGAAAATGTTCATCCACACCACCAGGCTATTGTGACCAGCACGCATGCTGAGTTACTGGAAAGTCAGTATGTGGTGAAAACAGAAGAATTCCTGAAGGACTAGGCATTACAGCAGGCATTCACTGAGTGTCTGCAATAATGACTAACGTTCTTTGCTGCCCGCATCCAATAATCGTATAATTATTCTACGCTATGGCAAAATTACCAAGGATGCAAAAAATGAAAGATGGCCTTTATAAGGTAGTTTTTGACAGTAATGTTAATCCGAATGGTCAATGTGATGGGATAGTTTCAATTCGTGATAATCGTATAAATGGTGGTGATTACGTTTGCTTTTATCGTGGTTTGATCCAGTCTGGTGGCGTTACCCTTCAAGTGGTTCGCCACAATCCTAACGACACCACTGTATTCAATGGTGTCAACAATGTAGAGCTTGCACTCCAAGTTAAAGAGATTGGCGAAGGTGCTATTTTCAATGGTAGTGTCTGGAGTAGACCAGATTTGACTATCAGCGGCAGCTTAACTTTTCTTAGCGAGCTAATCTAATTGCTGAATTAAGCCGCCTTCCTGCAGTTTTTCTTTGTCGTAACAAAGGCCACTTTCGAGTGGCTTTTTTAATGGTCTTAACCAAAGGGACTGATTCATGGCAAAACCGGACTGGGGAGCACTGCAACACCAGTTCCTCGCCGAGCATGCTAAATCCGGTATATCCCCCAAAGACTGGTGTGAAGCGCAGGGACTGAATTACGCTACTGCCCGCCGTTACATCAAGAAACCGACTGCGCAAAATGCGCAAAAAAATGCGCAGAAAAAAATGCGCACTGCGCAGGCAAAAAAAAGCGCAGAAAAACTTCTTAATAGTGAACTCACTCCCCAACAAAAACGCTTTGTCGCTGAATACCTCATAGACCAGAACGCAACAGCCGCAGCAGAGCGCGCTGGTTACAGTGACGCAAGCTACGGTAGGCAACTCCTAACATTACCTCACGTTGCGCAGGCAATTGCGCAGCAGCAAAGAGATTCACTGGTGCGCACTTTGGCGAGTGCAGATGAAGTGCTCGAAAAGATGTGGCAGCTCGCTACGTTCGACGCTAACGAAATCTCACAATATCGCCGTGGATGTTGTCGTTACTGCTGGGGCTTTGGTCATAACTACCAATGGCGTGATGTTATCGAGTTCGAAGAGAGGGAAGCGGAGGCAAAAGCCAAAAAAGGGAAAGAGCCGGACGATGCTGGCGGATATGGCTACAACCACAACCGCGAGCCTAACCCTGATTGTCCCCGATGTAATGGTGATGGTGTAGGACGACCTCATTTCGCTGATACCACCAAACTGTCCCCGATAGCCCGCCTTGCTTATTCCGGTACGAAACTGGTGAAGGGCGGTATCGAGATATCGACCATCAGTCGCGAAAAAATGTTTGAAGCGATTATGCGGCGCCTGGGGCTGGCTGAATCCGAACTGGCGCAACGGTTGTTGGATCTGGAAATCCGAAAACGCACCGCCGAGGCTGAACGTCTGGAACAGGAAGTTGAACTTAAGCGTAAAGGCAAGGGCAAAGGCAAAGACGACGAGCCGACAGTGGTCATTAAACTGGTGAATTCCCCTGATGGCGACTGAACATGTTATAGAGTTCCTGCCGTTCCATGCAGGGCAAAAGAAAATTTATCGTTCTCCGGCTAAGCGAAAAGTTATCCGCGCCGGTCGCCGCTTCGGGAAAACCACCATGCTTGAACAGGCGGGCGGTAACTGGGCGGCGCGGCAGATGCGCGTAGGCTGGTTTGCGCCATCCTATAAAATCCTGCTGCCGTCGTTTAAGACCATCCGTGACCTGTTAAAGCCGATCACAATTAGTTCCAGTAAGACCGATTCGATTATTGAACTGATAGGCGGCGGTCAGGTTGAGTTCTGGACGCTGGACAACCCTGATGCGGGCCGTTCCCGTAAATATCACAAAGTCATTATTGATGAGGGCAGTCTCGTCAAGAAGGGCATGAGGGATATCTGGGAACAGGCCATTGAGCCGACGCTGCTCGACTTTGACGGCGATGCAGTCATGGCCGGCACGCCGAAAGGTGTTGATGACGAGAATTTTTTCTATCAGGCCTGTAATGATAAATCGATGGGCTGGGAGGAACATCACGCGCCGACCGCTGCCAACCCGACGATTAATCCGGCGGCGTTGGCCAGAATTATCGACGGTCGCCCGCCGCTGGTGGTTCAGCAGGAATATAACGCTGAATTTGTGGACTGGCGCGGGCAGAACTTTTTCAAGCTCGACTGGTTGCTGGAAGACGGTGCGCCTGTCGATTATCCGTTTTCCTGCGATACGGTTTATGGTGTCGTTGACTGTGCGCAAAAGGGAAAACTCCAGAACGACGGATCCGCGTGTATCTGGTTTGCGCTGGATAACCTGCCGTCGCCACACCTTATCATTCTGGACTGGGACATTATCCAGATTGACGGGTATTTCCTGAAAGACGTTGTGCCTCAGTGGGAAGGTAAGGCTAAACACCTTAGCGAAATCTGCCGCGCCCGTATGGGGACGACAGGCCTGTTTATCGAGGATAAGGCAACCGGCATCACCCTGTTACAGCAAGGGGCCAATGAGGGCTGGAACGTTCACCCGATAGACAGTGATTTAACGTCACTTCCCAAAGAATCCCGCGCCATCAACATTTCTGGCTATGTGGCGTCCGGGAAGGTACGCATTTCTAAATACGCCTTTGACAAAATCGTTGAGTACAAGCAGTCGAAGAAAAACCATCTTCTGACGCAGGTACTCCAGTTCATCATCGGTGAAGAAAACCAGGACGACGATCTGTTTGACTGCTTTAACTACGGCGTCGCGCTTGGTCTTGGTAACGGAGAGGGGTTCTGATGCAGGACGACGACGATATTTGCATGGGCAGCAATGCTGGCGTCCTCAGCAAGATTCTGGAGGGCGGGAGCATTGAACCCGGTGCGCAGGCGGGTTATGAGCTCTGCAAGCTGATTTATTTGTTTCATCCGCTGGGCGGAAAGATGGTCGACCGCCCGATAAAACTGGCGATGTCAGAACCGCGAACCGTGCATGTGACGCGCGGCCCTGAAAAGCGGTTGCGGGAGGCGTTCGAGCGCGAGTGGAAAGCCATAAAAGCCGATCGCATTATTGCCAACACGGCGCGCCAGTCCCGAATTTATGGTGTTGGCGCAGTAGTAATGCTGATTGAAGGCGAGCCCACGAACGAGGCGACAGGGTTCGATACGCTGTATAAAAAATCCATCACCTTTAACGTGCTGGATCCGATGAATACAGCCGGTTCTGTGGTACTCAATCAGGATCCTAATTCTGCTGATTTCCAGAAGGTGGGAAGCGTAACTGCTGCGGGGCAACCATACCACCATAGCCGCTGCTGCGTGATGATGAACGAGGACCCAATTTACCTGGCCTACACGCCATCATCATTCGGCTTTGCCGGGCGCAGCGTGTATCAGCGCGCGCTGTATCCGCTGAAATCATTTATTCAGTCGATGCGCGCTGATGACATGGTAACGATTAAAGCCGGGCTGCTGGTGGCGTTTATCAAACAGGCCAGTTCTATCGTCAATAACATGATGCAGAAAATGTCCGGTATTAAGCGCTGGATGCTGAAACGCGGTGGTAACGGCGATGTGTTGCAGGTGGGAGAGAATGACAAGATTGAATCTCTCGACATGCAGAACCTCGAAAAACCGCTTGATACGGCCCGTAATCACATTCTGGCGAATATCGCGACGGCGGCAGACATGCCCGCGATTCTGCTCAACAGTGAGACGTTTACGCGCGGATTTGGTGAAGGTACCGAGGATGCAAAAGCGGTTGCCCAGTATATCGACGATGTGCGCAAGGATTTGCAGCCGCTTTATGATTTTTTCGTGCGCATCGTTCAGTACCGGGCGTGGTCGCCTGAGTTTTTCGAGGCGCTGAAAAATGACTTACCGGAATACAAGAATATCAGTTGGGAGGCGGCTTTCAGTTCCTGGGTGAACAACTTTGATTACGTCTGGCCGTCATCGCTGAAAGAGCCGGAAAGCGAAAAAGTTAAAGTCGATGAAACACGCTTTAAGGCAATCACTGAGATGTTGACTGTGCTGTTGCCACAGCTCACCAAAGACCCGCAAAACAGGGCGACGCTCATTAAATGGGCCTGTGAGAACGCCAATATGAATGAAAACCTGTTTGCGGATCGTCTGGAACTGGATTACGAGCAGCTTGAGCAAAATCCGCCAGATGCAACCCCGACTGGTGAGGGGAATTTTGATGAACTCCTTTCTGAAAGAGCTGCGTGACGCGATTAAATTCTTTCTGGAGCATGGTTACAGCAGTGAAGAAAGTCTGATTATGTGGACTGAGCGCCTGCGTAATGCCACTGAGGATAAAGTCGGCGGCGATGATTTTTACAGATATGTGTCCCGGCGTCTGACCGCTGCCTACGATCTGGAAGTTGGCCGGGAAAGGGCGCTGAAACGTCACCCCGGCGTCAGCCGTTTCACACTGAATTATCTTGAACCAAAGCTGCGGGCTGAACTGGATCGGCGGATTATGGCATCGGCAGACCTGATAAAGCTGAACCGTACACAGGCTGTTGACCGGACAATTCAGCGTTTCAGTGGCTGGGCGACCAGTATTCCCCCCATCACATCGATAAGTCCAGGTTTATCCGCTTCATCGCGTTCCGGGGTGGTTGCCACAAGCCAGCATATCGCCAAATCAGCTCGACAGATTGATTTCGAACAGCGCCGCGTGATGGTGGATCAGACACATAAGCTGATTGCCAATATCGATAACATCATTGCGACCGATGGCGGGGCGATTGCGGCGGTATGGCACAGCCACTGGCGCCAGCCCAATTATGACTATCGGGAACCACACAAGGACCGCGACCTGAAAACCTATGCGATACGCGGTAACTGGGCGTTGAAGAAGGGTTTTATGAAGGTGGGGCCGGCTGGCTATCTCGATGAAATCACTCAACCGGGCGAAGAGGTATTTTGTCGTTGCTACCTGACATACATCTACAACGTGCGCAGTCTGCCGGATGAAATGAAAACCGAGAAATGGCGAAAATTTACTGAGGGGAATATGTCAGTCGGTCGCCGAACAGCAAATTTTGAAGGCATCAGAAACGGAGGATAAGTGAACACCTACGCTGCCGGGATCCTGTTTAAGTCTGGCGGGAAAATATTTCTGGTTAAGCGTGGGGATGATGGTTCGTGGGCGGTACCGGGCGGAAAACTCGAAGAGGGGGAGACGCCTGAAGCCGCGGCAAAGCGTGAAGTGCTGGAAGAATGCGGGTTTGATTATTCCGCACCGCTGACGCCTCATACCCTGATTGATGGCTATGTTACCTACCTCGCAGATGATGCTGAGCAATTCGACGCGGTACTGAACGATGAAAATCAGGCCTGTGGATGGTTTTCTCCGGATGAACTGCCGGAGCCATTGCATCCCGGCATGGTGGCAATGCTTGATGCCGAACCACTCAATGAAAAGGACGTTGCCGGGCTTATTGCCGACGGGCAACTCACATCCCCGCAGTTTTTCAGAAATATGTACCTGTGGGCGCTGCGTATCACCGGAACGGGTGTTACCTGGCGTTCTAAGTTCAGGCAATACGCTTACCGTTCTCCCGAGAATTACCTCACTGATGATTTCCTCGCCCGGTGCTCTGGCTTGCCGGTGATCTGGCTGCACCCGGAGAAAAACACGCTGAACAGCGAGGAGTACGCCGCGAGGACTATCGGTGCGATTGCATTTGCCTGGATCCAGGGTGATGAGGTGTGGGGAATGGCCCGCATCTACGACACTGACGCCGCCACGATTCTTTCAACGCGGCAACTGAGTACATCCCCCACGGTGACGGGCGGCGATGACGTTCTGATCAACGTCGACGGCGAGCCGCTGCTGCTGGAGGGGAACCCTGTTTTACTGGACCACCTGGCTATTTGTGAGCAGGGCGTCTGGGACAAGCTGGGGGAACCGACGGGAGTTAAATCCGACACACTTTTGAACGAGGTCCAGAAAATGGATGAAGAAAAAGTATTAGCACTCATTAACCAGGCGCTGGACGCTCGCGAAGCCCGCGCAAAGGCCGACGCCGAGGAAAAAGCAAAAGCAGATGCTGAAGCAGCAGAAAAGGCGAAAGCTGATGAAGATGCCGCCCGTCTCAAGGAAGAGGAAGAAAAGGCGAAGGCTGACGCCGAAGCAAAGGCCAAAGCGGACGCGGAGGCAGAAGAAAAAGCCAAAGCGGATGCCGAACTGGAAAAAATCCGCGCAGACATGGAAGAAATGAAAAGTCGTGTACCGCAGGAACTCAGCGATGAAGAGCGTAATGAAATTGCTGATACCCAGTGTAAGGCCGACAGCGTGTTTGCTTCATTTGGTGAGCGTGCGCCGCAGCCGATGGCGGGGGAGCGCGCTATTCCATACCGCCGCCGCATCATGACCCGCCTGCAAAAATACTCATCTGATTATAAAGAAGTGGATCTGCATTCCATCGCAGACAGCCAGCTCCTGAGTATTGCGGAGAAAAAAATCTATGCCGATGCGCAGGCATCAGCGGCATCCAGTCTGGAGCCCGGCGCCGGGTTACGTGAAGTCATCCGCACCGACGCCACCGGACGCCGTATCAGTACCTTTATCGGCGATCCGTCCGCAACATGGGCACCGTTCCAGGCCGTCAGCCGCAAAGTCGCTGGCATCAAACAGTAATCAACCGGAGAACAATAAACATGGCGAGTGCATTGTCAGTTAATCCAATGCAGACCACTAACGCGCGCGGCACGTTCTACGCGAAATCTGATGGTCTTATCCAGGGCGTGGCGCTGGACGATCCGGCGGCACGTTATGCGCTGGCTTCTGGTACCCTTGGCAGTGATGAAATAAAACCTTTGTGGGGCGGACTGCCGGTTAACGAACTGGTACCGGGCGCCTCTTCTGCACCACGTGGCAGCATTATCAAACGTGCAGCCAGCCTTTCACAACTGGTGGGCTTTTCCGTGTTCAACCAGGCACACAACGGCCTGACCACGCCGCAATCCCCGGTACCGCTTCTCCTCAGCAATATGAGCGTGTCGTTTTATCGCCTGGGCTCAGGAATGCGTGTTCCGGTCAAAGCCTCTGATGCCGTGATCTCTCTGGCCAGCGCGGGGATTTCTGTTAATCAGCCGCTGGTGTGGAATTTTGCGGAGGATTGTCTGGATGTGTTCAGCACTGCGGCGGCTGATGTGGCTACAACCGCTATTACCTGGACTGCGCCTACCGCGAGTCTGGCGGGATTTGCGACCGCGACGACTGCCAGCGCGCACGGCCTGAAAGTTGGGGCTTATGTCGCGATTTCTGGCGCAGTTCCGGCGGCGTACAACGGTACTGTCCAGGTGCTCAGCGTACCGTCGGCGACAACATTCACTTTTACTCCGGTTTCAGTGCCTTCAGGCAATGCGACCACGCAGGGAACCACAGGCGCGGCAAAAGAGCAGGATGTCGCCCTTCCGGTAAAAATCATCGAAATGCAGATGGGTAACAGCAAAACCGTTTCTTACGATTCGGCGACGGGCTTTGCTACCTGGAACGACAGCGGGAACGCTGCGGTAATTCTGCTGTAATCAGGAGAGGCTAAGAGATGCCAGCTATTACACCCGCTTATCAAATTGTAAATCCGTCGTACATCATGCCGGAAATGATCCTGTCATATCAGCAGGCATCCGGTGCGTTTTCTGTCATGGCAAGCGGTAACCCGCTGGTTCGCCTGGCAGACGGCGACCAGTACGTTTATATGAAACGCCTGGATATTCGCACTCAGGTCACCTCAAGCCAGTCAGGTAACGCCAACCAGTTACCCTCTGTGGCACTGGAGGCGCGAATGGTCAGCACGCCGACATATATGTTCCGTGCCCGCGCCATTTACGATCATCACGATATGGCCGCAGCGGGGAACTGGGGGATTGCGCTTCCGGAAGCCCAGCGACTCGGTACCCGGCAGGCAATTTTTCAGCAAATGCGTAACGCGCTGCTCTATGGAATGAACCCGGCGGGCGGTGAGGGGGTACTGAACACCAACGGTGCGACCACTATCAGCCTGCCGGCAGACAGCGGCGGGAACACTACCGTACTTACTTACGATCATGGCGAAATGGCGGTATTCCTGCTGGCGCAGATTCAGGCGATCCGCACCCGAACTATGCAAATGGGCCGGGCGTCACGCATGGTTATCCTCGGACCTCAGCGCACGCTGGGTACCATGGAAATGCAGCAGATCGTTCAGTTGACCAGTTACCAGCGTCCGGGCGGTGGTACTTCCACGGTGAAAGGCACCGTTAATGGTGTGGGGGATGATGCTGATTGTGAAATTGAATGGGGTTATGACGATACGCTGATTGGTGCCGGGGCAAACGGAACGGATGCGATCGTCATCGCCATGCCGGAGGTCGAGCGCCCTGAGGTTAACGCGAAAATCAACACCAACGAATTCGCCAGACTGAGTCCGTCACTGGAAGCCACATCACTGATGCTGTGCGACATGGCGGCACCGCGTGAAATTCCCACCCCGATTGCGGGCGGGGCGATCGATGTGCTTTCCGAACTGCGTTCCACCTCTGGCTGGGTACTTCGCCCTGAAGCGCTGACTATCATTTCGATGAAGTACAGCGATTAATTTTCCCTCGCTGATTTCCCTGCGTGCCGGAGGGTGCGCGGGGATTTTTTACCCAGGAGTAAACATGAAACTGTACATCGCCAACACCACCAAACAGCGCCACGATTTCGCCTGGCGCAAGCCGGAGACGGGACGTCTTGTTTATCACCCGATTAATGCAGGCTCTCAGGCCGTTGTCATTGATGGTACCCGCGCCGAAATCGACCTTATTATTCAGCAGCACGCCGATTATGGTCTGATTGATGCGACAAAAATCGACCAGAACCGTATTTATATCGGGTTGTGTTACAGCATTGATAAGCCGGTGTCGTCGAAGGTTATCGAAAAGGCCATGCGGGATAACGATGGTCACCTGAACCGTGCAGCGCACGATCGCCGTCAGGCTTCCGTACTGGCAACAAATAACGCACTCACTGAGCAGGAAAACGGCTATCTCGGTGAGCTGGAAGTCAGTGCAGAGCAGCGACTGAGCGCCACCGATGACCGTGACGAAACAGCGTTTGTTGATGAAACACTGGCGGTTAACACGGGAACTAAAAAGAAAAAATAAGCGGGGTGTGTCATGCCTGAACTGGCCGGATTTATCCTGTTTATCCGTAATACGATGGGAGTTAATGCCGACGCGTTAGCCGATGACGATCCGGCCGTTAGTCTCTCCTGGTCAATGTCCCTGGACTGGGTGAACCGGCAGATCGCCTGTATCAGCCCGGTTCTGTATTCGCAGGCTGTTTATAACCTCGCGGCCTCCTTTCTGCTTAACTTCGGTCCTGAAGTCGCTTTCGGTCCGGTACGCGAAAAACTGGGTATCAACAATTTTACTGCTGGCGTTATCAGCGCCTCTTCCGACGAATCAACCAGTCAGACGCGGGTTGTCAGTGATGCACTGAAAAACCTCTCTCTTGCAGATCTGCAACAACTCAAAGACCCGTATGGTCGGTGGTATCTGGCAATTGCGCAGCAGTACGGCGATTTGTGGGGGCTGACGTGAAACTTCACCTGGGCGTGATGGATATTCCCTATGAAAACGAGAATACGACCACCGGCGATGTGGCCGAAATTCTTGAAGGGAAATACCGGATCATGCAGACGTTCTTTGACCGCCACGGCGAGGAAATTGCACAGATGATGAGTAATGACCTTGCCGCCGGTCTCGAAAATATGCTGGCAGGCGCACCGCTTCCTGCGGATCCCTTCGCGGAATCCATGTCACAGGTACATCATCTCTTTGTCGCTTTCCTTGATAACGAAGAGATGAATGGCACAGAAGGTGTGCCTACTGCCCGTGCACTGGAGGGGATTAGCAAGCGTTTTAAAAACAGGAAAGGGGAACCGCGACCCTCTTTTATCGATACCGGTATGTTTCAGGCGTCAATGCGCGCCTGGGTAAGCGGGGTGCTGAATGCCTTCCCTCAGTGAACTGTCACAGGCAAAGACAGAACTCAATGCGTCGCTGGTGCAGGGGCTGGATGATATCAGCCGTTCGGCATCCGTTACGTTTACTAAATATGTCCGGAAAGTGCTTCCCCTTGATGGTTTTGTTTTCTGGGTGAAGGCGTCAGTTCTTGCGGATGATCCTGATACTGAACCGGATACAAAGGTGGTAAAAGGCTACCTGCACCTGACCACCGAATCTATCCAGGATGAAGAACAGCTCTACGATAAAAACGTGGTGACCTTCACCGCGCAGGCCGATATTGACCCGTTTAATGATATTGGTTCTGATGTGCTTTATATCGGTCAGTTTTACGGTATTCAGTTTGCTTTCTCGCGCCGTTCCGGGCTGAACGAACCAGCGAACATTTACCATTACACCGGACATGCCATTTATCCGCATATGATGTCGCAGATTATTAATTCTGCCGACGATATCGACCTTGCGGATGTGGTGGTTTCCAACTCATTACCGATCTGGCTCTCGCTGAGTCAGTTCATGCCGATGTACCCGGCAATGCTTTCCGTACAAAACCTCGTACCGCCCTACGCCACAGTGAAATGCGGAGAACCGAGCCCGGTGGCCGGAGCCTTCTGTCTCGACGAGAAGCAGAACCAGTATCAACTGGTTTCTGAAGACGTGACGATCACCGTGACGGGCCTGCGTAATGCTGCCGTTGAGGATTTCCTGCGCTATGTGCAGGACTACACGCTCAGCGATAAAGCCGAAATGGGCGTAATGAATATTCCGGTGATACAGGATGAGCGCATCACGCAGAATGAGCTCAACATTATCGCCATGCGGAAAAAGGTCAAATTCAAAGTTAACTACTACCAGCAGCGGATGAGGAACGTCGCCCGCAGGCTGATCACGTCTGCAATTCCGTCCATTTATGTGGAGAAATAACCCAAATGGCAATAGTAAATATCAATGTGTCGGTGACCAGTCCGCCGAAACCCTCCCAGTTGTTAAAGTCAGGTGCTCTGGTATCAACCGGGGGCACCACGCTGGCGGCGGGGAGTTATCAGTTGCTGACGTCCAAAGACGATCTAAAAAATATCGCTGCGCCAGCAAAAGCTATTTCTTCGCTTACGTGGGCCGGGAATACCGTCACGGTGACTCTTTCAGAAAATCATGGCTGGTCCATTGATGAAACGATCCCTGTTGTGATTTCTGGTGCTGCGCCTGCCGCCTATAACGGGGCATATACAGCGTCTGTGACAGGTGAAAAAACGTTTACCTACCCCCTGAACAGTGACCCCGGTACAGCAACGGCTACAGGAACCGTAACGTCTGTTGCCGCCGGAGAACTCCAGCAGATGAACACCACGTACTGGGCGCAGGGGACCAGCCGGGCTGTTTATGTCCTTGAGCTGGGTGAGATGAGTGTAAAATCTGCGGTTGCAGCCCTCAGTACGTTCATTGATGAAGATACTTCTCTGGGAAACACATACCAGAAGTTTTTCTCTTACCTTGTGCCGAGGGAATGGGACGCCGAACCGACGTTTAAAACGCTGGCGAACAATTACACTTCGCCCGGCGCGCTGGTGAAATTTTTCGTCACAACCACGATTGCGACGTACCAGGAATGGGTATCCGGCAAATATCCGAATGTTTTTGCCGGGGTTGAGGCACCGTCAATTGGCGCAACTGAGTTCTCGATGGCGGCGCCGTTCCAGTCATCACTGGCAAACGATCCGGGTTCCTCCAATATGGTTCCGCCGATGGCGTACCGCTTTATGTATGGCGTAACGGAGTATCCGCCGGCAGGTAACGGCACCCTGCTGAAAACCCTGCAGGATAACCATATCAACTATATCGGCACGGCGGCAGAAGGCGGACTGAGCAATAAAATGCTGGTGGCGGGCCACATGCTCGATGGTATGCCGTTTAACTACTGGTACTCCGTCGCCTGGTGCGCTATTAACCTTGAGCTGGATCTGGCTAATGAAGTGATTAACGGTTCTAACACTACCGTTAACCCGCTTTATTACGATCAGCAGGGAATTGGTCGCCTGCAACGACGCGCTTTGAAAACCCTGCGTTCCGGTATCAGTTACGGGCTGATTCTCGGTCAGGTTATTGATACACAGCTCACGCAGGAATCGTTCAACGCGGAATATGAAAAAGGCTCCTATGCCGGGAACGCGGTCATCAACGCAGTACCGTTCGCTGACTATACCAGCCTGAATCAGTCCGATTACGCCGATGGGAAATATAACGGCCTGAGCGCGGTTGTCACTCCGCGTCGTGGTTTTGAGTCCATCACTTTTAATCTCAACGTGACCAATTTTGTGGGGGCGTAATAAATGCCAAATCCATTAGTACCGCAGGGCTTTCTTAACCGTGTCAGGGGGGCGGTAACTGTCACGGATATTCCGGCGCTGAATGTCACCGCGTCATTTCTGGGTAAGGATGCTATCAGTATGCGGCCGGATTCGGCTGCAACGGACATTATCCCCACGCTGACCGGAACCGTGGGGAGCCAGGTACCTTATCAGCAGGTCACAATCACGATGCATTTACTGCGAACGCAGGGGCTGGCGGCGAGCTATCAGAACCGTTTCGCTTCTGATACGTCGCTGGGAGAGGTCGTTATCACGCCGGATGCCGGCACCTTCGGAAACTACACGGTCCTGAATGCATATCTGGTGAATTTTAATGAACTGACCATCAACGGTATGGATGCCGGATATGTTGTGACAATCTCCGGTTACCTGATCACCAACGATAAAATGTGGGGCTAATGATCGTGAAAATTGACCGAAAACTGAACTTTGTCAGCACCATCACCCGCGATGACGGCTCACTGGTGTATCTGCATGTTGTGCCGTTCCCGTATGAAGTCGTTGAGGAAAATTGCGTACTGCTGGGGAATCTGTTCAATAACTTTTTCTCCCTGGTGGGTTCGGTAGGCGCGCCCCGCGTGGCGGCGATGATGCTGCGAAAAATCATCAAAGCGCGGCAGGAGGCAGGAGATCTTCAGCCAGGAACTCCAAATATTGTCGATGAGATACAGCGTCTGACAACGGTCATCTGGAACGATAACGGAACCTGGAAAACGTCTTCGCTGGAGGCTGCATTCAGGCAGGAAATTATCACCGATGATGAGTACCGGGAAGTCGAGGGCGAGGTCGTTTTTTTTATGGTGAGCTCTGCCATTCAGAAAGCGAACCTGATCGCACCGACGGTGGGGAAAGCGCTCGATATGTACAGTGGGCAACTCGTCTCATTGAGCGCTATGGCGTATCGCGATTCTTTACCGACGTCGAAAACGGTTACCGATACCCCGACCCCGGAAGCCCTGCCGGAACCCTCACACATACCCTCCTGACATGGGCCTCATGCGAAGGCTTCAGTCACCTCTGCCGTGAACTGGGCTGCGGCGAATATAAAAGCCCGCTCCATTTCCGGCAGCGGTTCATTCTGGAGGAAATAAGACGCAAGGGGTATTTCAATGGCGGCTAAATCCATTGTCGAAATTGATGTTCAGGACGAGAAATTTCAGTCGTTCCTGGAAAAATTCAATGAATACCAGAAAGCACTCAGCGAATTACCTGAACAATGGCGGGGGGCGGTTCACGGGCTCGGCGAGGCCGCAAAGGAGACCGAACGTGTCCGGGATGGTACGGAGGGGATTACAAAAGCGTTCGCTGATGGCGTTGCGGCGTTATCATCTGTTAATGACGGTCTCGATCGACTCAATGGTAATCTGGAGAAGGCCACAAAAACCCAGGCGGAGTTTAACAAGAAGTCCGGCGGTGCGCGCAATTTCCTGAATAAAGCCAGCAAGGATGCGAAATCGCTGGCAGGTCATATTAAAGATGCCACAACCAGCCTGCTTTCATGGGGAACCGTTCTGGGGCTTTTTTCCGGGCTGGCTGGTGCGGGCGGTCTGTGGGGGCTTAACCACCTGGCCGGCAATGCCTCCGCACAACGGTTTACTGCGATGGGGCTGGGGACGACGGCAGGTGGACTTAATTCGACTGCTGTCAATTTTCAGAAAGCGCTGGGTAATCCTGTCGGAACCCTGGGCGCCATACGTGATGCGCAGCTTGATTTGAGTAAACGCTGGCAGTTCCGGGCAATGGGCGTCGATAACCCGGACAGGGATCCTGCTGAGCTTTTACCTGAAATGATAAAAGCGGCGCGTGATATTTTTGTGCGTAACGGCAGTACGCAGCAGGGGGCGGAAGCCTACGGGCTGACGAACTATTTCACCCTTGACGATCTGAACCGCTTCAAAAAAATGAGCGATGAAGAAATCGATGCGATGGCGAAACAGGCACAGCAGGACACCCGCCGCCTTCAGTTGACGGACCAGCAGCTTCGCCAGTGGCAGGATTTCAACATTCAGCTCGACCGCAGTAAGGTCAGTATCGGGAATACGTTTATCCGGGGACTGGCACCGCTGGCGCCGGAGCTGGGAAAACTTTCGGATGCCTTTTCCGGCGCGATTGAAACGGTCCTTAAATCGCCGGAACTGGGAAAATGGATTGATGGCCTTTCAGATGGTATACGTCGGTTTGGTAACTATCTGGCTTCCCCCGAATTCCAGAAAGATGTTGAAGCTTTCATATCCGGTGTGGAGCGGCTTGGTCGGGTTATCGGCAAAGTCATTGACTGGATAAGTGGTAAATCCGACATCACGGCGGATGACATTAAATCCCGGTCATCGATACTCAGCGACGAGAAGCGCACCGATCCCGTTACCAGTGAGACTTACACCCCGGGAGGGGATGATGATCCGCGAGTGTGGTCGTGGCTGAAAGGGGTAAAAAAATTCTTTGCATCAGGAGATGTTAAGCCGGTCGACGGAAAACAGGCTGATGTTCATGCTAAGGGGCGAACCATTGCTGACAGGTTCAATAACCCTGTGAATTTACGTTATGCCGCAGGTTATGAAACCGCCAGTACCAGAAACGGGAAATTTGCTGTGTTCCCCAGCCTGGATGAGGGCGTTCTCGCTGCTGCAAAACAACTGCAAATATACGGCACAAAGGGCATCAACAATATTCACGATATTATCAGTAAATGGGCTCCATCTAACGAGAACAATACGAAAGCATATATCGGGCATGTTGTGAATGCGACTGGCCGCAGTGAATTCGAAAAGCTGAATTTAAATGATACCCGGACTCTCGCGAAATTAATTACTGCCATGTCAGTAAAAGAAGGTGCCGGCTCCCGGTTAAGTGAAGAGAAGGTTATACAGATTATCAATAATGCCGGAGGTTATTTTCAGGGATCGCAGAAAAAATCTTTGCAGGATATAAATCCATCTGACAGCGTGCGGGAACAATATCTTGCCCAGTATGGTTCTGAATTGCCCGGTACCAGCACAAGTAACCCTGTCGTACAGCCAGTACAACAGGGTTCGGGGAAAACTGACCAGATACTGCAACAAATTCTGGATAACCAGAAACGTGGTCATGCTCAGGGGCTTGTTGTTTATAACAATACCGGCGGTAATGCGATTGTATCCAGTACGCAACTTGGAGGGTTCGGTTAATGTCATTTACCCGCGAGCTCTACAAGCTCGGTTTTGAAATCTCCCCGGTTATTCTCTGCGATGGTGTGGCGCAGAGTATTCCCGGCGGCATGTTGCCGATAGTCGCCCTGACCCAGAGCGCCAGCTACGTTTCGGGCCTGATGGGGGGCGCTATTGAATTGACGGATCTGGATAAGTATTTCTGCCACTGGCGAGCGGCACCCGGTGGGACAATGGTTGATTACGATATTGGTCGTTATCCGTTTGCAAACCAGGCAGTGGCAGCCAACGCGCTTCTCTCGCAGCCGCTGCGCATTCCAATGCTGATGGATGCGCCGGTAAATGAAAACACCGGTGCTATGACAAAGCTGGTCACGCTGAGTTCGTTGCAGGCCGTATTGCAGGCGCACGCCAGTCTTGGCGGAACGTTTATTGTGGCAACGCCGGGAATTATTTACAGCAACTGCATACTGAGGACAGTGCGTGATGTTACCGGGTCGAATGATGCTTTACCGCAGCGGCAATGGTTATGGGATTTTGAGCAACCACTGCTTTCTGAAACCGGGGCTGAGCAGGCGATAAACAGTTATCTGAATAAGATTGATAACGGGGACAAGGCAACAGAAAGCGCCTGGACCAGTACCATCTCGGCGATTGGTAATACCTCACTCGGCAGTAGTGTATCGGGTGCAGTTATTGGCTTAATCGGAAAACTGAGCGGGGCATTTAATTTATGAGCGTGTCTTTTTATCCCTTCTCCGGTAACGAACAGAAAAGCATGGTCTTTACTCCCGTTCTCGATGGCGAGGTTTATAACTGCCAGACGAAATGGAATATTGCCTCCCAGCGCTGGTACCTCAATATCACGGATAACTCAGGCCGTCGGCAACTGACAATTCCGGTTATTGGTTCCCCAAAGGATTACGACATTAATTTACTGGTGGGGGCATTCAGCAAAACCAGAATGGTATGGCGTGTTTCTGACGGTCAGATCGAGGTAATTAACTGATGCGTTTCTACGACATTCAGATTTTTAATGCTCCGGATGCTAAGGGCAACCCCGGTACGCTGTACAGACAGTATAGTAGCATGAAAAACGGGGTATTTAACCCGGGGTGCCTGATGGTTGAATTCGACCTTCTCCGTTTTGGTGAATCCACTCCCAAAGGGCAGAGCTGCATCACTGTCTGGGGCATCAGTCCGCAGGAAATGCAACAGGCCAGACAGGATATGTTTGGCATGACCATAAAAATGTGGGTGGGAATGTCAAAAGGGTTGCCGCTGGCGAAACCGGAACAGCGTGGACTTGTGCTGGAAGGGACAATCTGGCAGGTGCTGGGGAACTGGCAGGGCACCGAGTTACGGTTGGATCTCATTGTGACCGCCGGTCCTGTGTCTGACGTTAACCCGTTACCGCTGGCACCCGTAAATTTAACGGTGCCGTGGAATAAGGGGGTTAAACTTTCTGTCGCGCTGACGCAATGCTTTCAGACGCTGGGAGGTGACTACCGGTTCTCAGTCAGTATCAGCGATCGTCTGGTGAATAATTATGACAGTAATATGTTTTGCGGCAGTCTCCAGGAACTTGCAACCAGACTTAAGTCGCTGAGTAAAAGCATCATTAAGGACAGTAATTATTCCGGTGTTGAAATAGCGATGGTGAACGGCAGGGAGATCCGGGTATTCGATAACGATTTTGCTAACCACCAGGATAAAGACTCCAGAAAAAGCGCCTCTTACAGAAGTCAAAATCCCGTGCAAATTGAATTTACCGATCTTGTTGGTCAGCCGACCTGGATCCAGTTTGGTACGGTGAGTATTCCCTGCGTCATGCGCAGCGATATTCAGGTGGGCGATTATATCCGGATGCCGAAGAAATTAAGACCAATGATCCAGGCATCGTCATACTCACAGTTTCGTGATGACTCGGCTTTTACGGGGGATTTTCTGGTGTCTTCGGTCCGTCTGGTGGGTAACAGCAGACAACCGGACGCAAACAGTTGGGTAACTGTTATCGAGGCGCATCCAACAGGGGGGATTGCTGCAACATGAGTATAAATAAAAAGCTCAATTTTGGCGGCAATATGAATAATTTCGCCGACCAGAAAATAGCCGCCGCTATGCAGATGGCCGGAAAGATTTTACCCGCAGAGGTCGTCAGTCAGTCCGGGAAAATGGTCACTGTTACCTTTTTGCTGCGGGACATTCCCTACACGTTACCTCAGTTGACCATTCCGCTATTCGGCCCTCAGTACATCAGATACCCGATGCAAAAAGGAGATAAGGGGATAGTCATCCCGGCGGATACCTACCTGGGCGGCGCCAGCGGCCTCGGAGGGGGAACGGCTGATCTGACACCCCCCGCAAATCTCAGTGCGCTGGTGTTTTTACCCATCAGTAACACGGAGTGGGAGAACGTCGATGGTCAGGTACTGACGCTGTACGGGCCGGAGGGGGTAACCATTCGTGATGCGAAAAGCAACACTACGTTTCTGCTCACACCGGAAAGTATCACGATTGCCACACCTGAAAAATTCGAAGTGACGGTGGGCAGTACAGTTCTGACGCTCACCGCTGGTACTTGGTCGCTGACAGGGCAGAGTGGAACACTGACTGACAGTGCGGCCAGCACCAGCCCGAAAATCATGCTGGAGGGCTGGGAAAAGCTGGTTCAGTGGATTAACAGCCACAGGCACAGCAATGGTAATGACGGACAGGATACCGGAGGGCCAACGTCACAATTCAACGGGAGTATTACCGAATGAGGACATACGGACGAGATAAAGACGGGAAGTGGGTAACGGTCACGACTGACGAAAACGGGTTTAACGATTCTGTGTATCTCACAACGCTGGTGCAGAATCTGAAGCTGTCCCCGCAGGAGTCCCCGTTTTTTGCTAATCACGGTATACCGGCTAACGGCTCAGTTATTCAGCAGATACTGCCGACTTTTTATGTTAACCGGCTCCAGCAGCAGTTCAGCAAATATTTTTCCTCTCTACAGATTGCGCTGGCGGATGTTGATCCCCCTGTTTACAACATTTCGGCGATTACTAACTCAGGCTCTAAAATAGTGGCTCAGGTGTATGTATGAGTGATTTACCCATTAGTTATGATATTGCCGGCCCTGTTCCTAAAACGACGGATGAACTCCGGCAACTGGTTATTGATACTGCAACAGCGCTGTCCCCGGGGATAACCACAAATCTGCCAGGATCGCTGATTGAAGATATGGTCAGTACGAGCGTCGGTGCGCTTGTGGTATGTGATCAGGCGCGGGTTGACCTGATTAACTCATGCAGCCCGTATGCGGCAAATGTACACCTGCTGGCGCAACTGGGTGATATGTACGGCGTTCAGAAAGGGCAGGGTACCAATACATCGGTTTATGTGGTGTTCAGTGGCCCGCCCGGGTTTGCTATACCGAAAGGTTTTATGGTCGGGGATGGAACCTACACCTATACCGTTCAGCGTGACACGATGATCCCGGAAAGTGGACAAACGGAGCCTGTCTATTGCCTGGCAACAACCGGGGGCTCCTGGGCAGTACCTGCGGGAACTGTAAATCAGATAAAAACCTCAGTACCGAATACGTACAACCTGACCTGCACCAACCTTACCGCTGGATTACCTGGCGCGCAGGAACAGACTTTTTCTTCATACCGTGCCCAGGTATTCCAGGCGGGTATGTACGGTGTACAGGGAACGCCTGACTGTTACCGGATTGAACTGAAAAATGTTTATGGTGTACAGGAGAATCTGATCTCGTACAGACAGGCGACCTTAGGGCGCTGGGTTGCGGTTGTCGGCGGCGGTGACCCCTACGAAGTGGCCTACGCCATTTACAAGGCCGTACCGGATATTTCCATTCTGACCAATGATGTTTCGAACCCATCCGGCGCACCGGTGGAGAAGAAGACCATCGCAATCACTGTGTATCCGGATGTGTATCAAGTGCCGTTTGTGGTTCCTTCCTCGCAGAACGCGACAATTCTGATTACCTGGAATACTGCCTCCACTACCTACATCGATCCGGACGGCATAGCAAAAGCGGTACAACAAAACATTGCTGGCTATATCAATGCAATCGCAGTAGGACAGCCCATAAATATTTTCGAGGTTCAGGATATCTTCCTGAGTTCAGTGTCGGGACTGGTTGCGCCTTCTCTGGTATCAATGATTGACATTCAGGTTGGTATAAACGGGAAAATTGTCCCACCTGCAACCGACTCCAGTCTGGTTTATGGTGATACTTACGCCTATTTTTCCACTTCATCTTCACAAATTCAGGTTAAGCAATATGGCAGCTCTTCTTGACAGCATTATTCCGGCTTACCCCTATACGCAATATAATGACGATCCGGACATAGTTGCCTTTTTTGATGCTTATAACAAACTGGCACAGGGTTATCTTGATTACTTTAACAACCTGAATTTACCTTGCTGGACCTCCCCGGCGATTACCGGTGAGTTGCTGGACTGGATTGCGGCGGGTATTTATGGGGAATTTCGACCCTTGCTTCAGATTTCCGAGGATGCCATTGCGCGCGGAGCGTATAACACTATTGAGTACAATAATGTTGCGTATGCAAAACTGAGAAATTATGTTCCCGGCTCAGCGTCATATGTACCGGACGACTATTTTAAACGGATACTGACATGGAATTTTTATAAAGGCGATGGTTCTCACTTCTGTATCAACTGGTTCAAACGACGGCTTGCACGCTTTATACACGGGGCCAACGGAATAGACCCGCCGGTTCAGTCCACTTTTGATATTAGCGTGATGCCCGATAAGGGCGTTTTTTTTGTCTCCATTCCTGACTATGGCGATGGTGTCGGGCACTTTCTTAAAGATGCCATTGACCAGTCGCTGGTGAAACTCCCATTTATTTATACCTATTCGGTAACGGTGGTCGAGCAATGATTATTGGATTCGGAAATAATGTCGTTTCCTCGCTGGCGGCTGATATTACCGCCAGCCAGACGACCATTCAGGTGATACCTGGTGCGGGAGCGATGTTCGCTAATTTGCTGACCAGCGATTATGCGAACAGCTCAAACCCTCTCAAAACATACGCCAAAATTACGCTGACAGACGCAAAAGAAACCGTTTTTGAGGTATGTCATCTGACAGCGGTTAATAATGACATGCTGACGGTTATTCGCGGTCAGGAAGGTACAACAGCGAAGGGATGGTCACTGAATGACGTTATAGCGAATTTTGCGACACGAGGATCTGAAAATCAGTTTGTACAAATTGAAGAGCTTCAGAGCGGGCATTATGTCGCTGGTGTGGCCGGAGGTACAGAAAATAATCTGACGCTGGAGCTACCAGCAACTTATTTCGTCAATGGTGGAGTTGACTGGACATTGCGCACTCCACTTGTGGTTATTCCGGCGCTAAACAATACCGGAGCCAGCACTCTGCAACTAACGATGGGGGGACGTGTGCTTGGCATATTCCCACTATACAAGGGAAATAAAGCAGAGTTATCGGCCAATGATATTATTAAAGATGCTCCTGTCTTATGCGTTCTGGATAATACAAAAACCTATTTTTCTGTGCTTAATCCCCTGGAGATTTATTTGGGATCACGGTATTTGCAGAAGGACCAGAACCTGTCCGACGTACCGGATAAGGCCAAAGGTCGGTCCAGTCTTGAGATCTACAGCAAAACCGAAAGTGATGAAAACTACATGGCTAAAAGCCAGTGTGGTGCGGATATCCCGAATAAGCCGCTGTTTGTACAAAATATCGGAGCGCTTCCTGCCAACGGTACGGCTGTTGCAGCGAACAGACTTGCATCGCGTGGCAGGTTACCGGCACTGACTGGCACGACAAGAGGCAGTGATGGCGGTCTCATAATGGGCGAGGTTTACAGTAATGGCTATCCAACAGAGTATGGAAATCTGTTACATCTGACCGGAACTGGCGAGGGGGAGATTCTCATTGGCTGGAGCGGGACAAGCGGCGCGCCAGCACCCGCCTATATCCGTAGCCTTCGTGATACCTCTGACGCTGAGTGGTCAGAATGGGCGATGCTCTACACCTCACTAAATCCGCCACCGGATTCGCATCCAGTAGGGGCGGCGATAGCATGGCCGTCTGATGCTACTCCGGCAGGTTACGCTCTGATGCAGGGGCAGTCCTTCGATAAATCTGCTTATCCGTTACTGGCTATAGCGTATCCGTCCGGCGTTATTCCTGACATGCGAGGCTGGACAATCAAAGGTAAACCCGCAAGCGGTCGAGCCGTGCTCTCACAGGAAATGGACGGCAACAAATCGCACAGTCACAGCGCCAGAGCGCAGGATACCGATCTGGGAACGAAAGGCACGTCTTCATTTGATTACGGCAATAAAACATCTGACACAACAGGAAACCATAACCATTCGGCGGGGGGAATATATGGTGGTGACTCAATCGGTGGAAAATCTCGCGTTCAGCGCGACGGCAATAACCAGTTGACGAGCTGGAATGGCGACCACGCCCATACTACATGGATTGGTCCGCACGACCATACCGTATATATCGGCCCACACGGACACGCTGTCACGGTGGACGCAGACGGTAATGCGGAAACCACAGTTAAAAACATTGCATTTAACTATATTGTGAGGCTGGCATGATTAAATTAATTCTTTCAGCACCCGTGCCAGCAATGGCTGCGGCTTTTGAACATTCTTTTCAGAATACCGAAAATGTGGAAATTATCCCCGGACCGTTTGAATCCATACCGGAATTTGACTGCATAGTCAGTGCGGCCAACAGCTTCGGTCTTATGGACGGCGGTGTGGATGCTGCTATTTCGGCATATTTCGGGCCGCAATTACAGGAACGTGTACAGCAAAATGTCATCCTTGAATATCTGGGAGAACAGCCCGTCGGCACCGCCTTTGTTATTGAAACGGGTAACAGTAAGCATCCGTGGCTGATTCACGCCCCAACGATGCGCGTTCCGCTGATAATCGACGGCACCGACGCGGTTTATAATGCAACACGTGCAGCGTTATTAGCGATATTTCAGCACAATAAAAGCGCCGGGGAAGACAAGAAAATTAAATCGGTAGTATTCCCTGCGATGGGGGCCGGGTGCGGTCAGGTATCCCCGGACTGTGTCGCCCAGCAAATGAAGCTGGCATGGGATAGTTTTATTAACTGCGCCACGGAAATTAACTGGCAATACGCCAGCGCCCGCCAGAATGCTGTATTCAGCACAACGGCATACTGCCCGTCAAAGATGCTTTGCCCGAACGCCAGAACGGAATATATCGGTTTTGGTGATTACAGAACGTATTGCAAAAAATCAGGTAACACCTGCATCAGTCCCCGTCATCAGGTTGATGATATTTATATTGGTGCGCATAGCCATACTGTTTCCCCCGGTACTTATCCCCACAGCCATCACCTGAATACAGAATATTTATCCGGAGTAAAAAATGACATTTAAAATGAGCGACACCCCGCAGACAATTAAAATTTTTAATCTTCGTTCAGATACAAACGAATTTATTGGCGCAGGTGATGCATATATCCCGCCGCATACGGGATTACCAGCAAACTGTACGGATATTGCCCCTCCTGATATTCCCGCCAGTCATATTGCTGTATTTGACGCTGAAACCGAAACGTGGAGTCTGCATGAGGATCACCGTGGCGATACGGTTTACGATACAACAACCGGCAATCAGGTTTATATCTCCGCTCCCGGCCCACTGCCTGAAAATGTCACATCAGTTTCACCAGATGGTGAATACCAGAAATGGGATGGTAAGGCGTGGGTGAATGATGAAGCTGCGGAAACAGCGGCCAGACTTCGTGAAGCTGAAGGGACCAAAAGCCGTCTTTTGCAAATGGCATCTGAAAAAATCGCGCCGCTTCAGGATGCGGTTGATCTTGGACTCGCAACAGATGATGAGAAAGCGCAGCTCGACGAATGGAAAAAATACAGGGTGCTGGTAAACCGGGTGGATACATCGACCGCGCCAAAAATCGACTGGCCTAAGAAACCTGAACAACCGCGTACCTTATAGGTTGATTTGAGACGCAGTGGTGATGGTGTACACTGCGCTTATCGGTACATATGTTTAGGGATGAAAAATGAATAAAATTGGTATAGTAGTTTTGTTGTCATTTTTTATGATCGGTTGTAGTGCTTGGGATAAAGGTAAAGCAAAAACAATTGAGCAAAAGCGGGATTACCTATTGGAGTATGGCCCGCAGTACGTGCCAAGTTTTTTAGTTCCTCAGTCATTGGTACATCAGCCTCCTCTAAGCGTTACTGTGTTACGAACTAAACTAGTTGATAATGGTGGGGAGACAAGTGAATTTCTCCACCGTTTGGTTGATAAATGCTTTGAATCTTCGGATAGGTATTGCACTGTTAGTATGTATTATTCTGAGAACGAAAAAATAGAGAAGAAACGACAAAAAATAGCCAATAAAAATAAACAAACATCAGTAAAAAAAGGAGACCTTTTTTATTGTCGAATGACGTTAAATCAATCTGGTGGGCCAGTTGATACTAGTCGCATGAGAGTACGTGTAAAGGACAACGTTGATTCCGTTGGTTTCCTTTTTCCTGACGATAAGCAGATTATCTCACCAAAATTAGAAGTTGTTGATTCTGACTCAGGTGAGCGATATGGACGGGCGGCTGATGGCTCCATAACCGTATCGGCTAGTTATGATGGTCATGCTTACGAAATTCAAATATTTAATACTTTGCCTGTAAGCCAATTTAACGGGGCGGTGGTAACACACACTTCGGCACTCGAATTTGCGGGTAGTATTGATGTATTTGATTGTAAAAAGGTTAAATAAAGTACATATCAATATGTTTATAACCATAGAAATATATAGACATAAATGGTGCACTATGGCCTATATTACAATGATGTTGGTTCAGCGATAACAGAGCGAGAAACAGTTATGGATGAGGAAAAACAAGCTGTTTTTGACGATGTATGCAGGGTTATTGGACGCGCAGTAGTCATGCTAAAAGAAACTAATCAGCCAGTTACCAAAAACAGCATAAACCTGATGCTGCAAGCGCACTCGGATCAGAGTGATGATGCGTACCTGTCTAGAATCTATGCTGTTGCAAAAGATGTAATGGAATAGGGTAAGCCTTCCTATTTACTGGATTAAATTTTCTGAGCGACGTTCTATCCCCGCGTTCATGTAGTCGATAGCCTTTTGAAGCTCTTCTATGAGTGCAACCGCCCGAGTACGAGAGATACACATAAACTGGTCAGGAAACTCTTTAATTGGCCAGTTTGGTATGCAAGCCATGTTATCCGTGAATGAAGCAGACAGGTAAACTTCATTAGTCAGAAGGGAATAGCTTACTTCAAAACTAGTGAGCTCGGGTAAGCTGCTTACGTTCGATTCAGTGTTTTTCAT